GACAAGGCTGACTTGATTGTTGCTGGTAACACTATGTATCAATACTATGTAGGCGCATTGCAGTCTATTCAGCGTATTGCTGCTGAAGAGTCTGGCGCTGCTGGTTTCGCTTCCCTCAAGTTCTACGGTGGCGGTACATCTGCTGATGTGGTATTGGGTGGTGGTTATGGCTCACAAGAGACAGCTACTTATATGTATATGCTTAACACCAACTACATTTTCTTACGCCCACACAAAGAGCGTAACTTTGTACCTATCGGTGGCGAGCGTCAGTCAATTAACCAAGACGCAATCGTGAAGTTATACGGTTGGGCTGGTAACTTGACAACATCTAACAGCTTCCTACAAGGCTTGTTGACAACTTAATAGATAGGGGGAAACCCCTATTTAATTTTGTCTAATTAATTAATTTAAGGAAAATATCATGGCATATACCATTACCCCACTATCAGGGATTGATTTAAACGATACACAAACTGTTGCAGAACAGGCTTTGCTGTCTGGCTTGGTAACTTTTGGCCCACTCGGTGCAGAAATTTTTGCTTCCGATGGTAAGCGTTATGTTTGGGCGAAAGCCAATGCAACAATCACAGCTTCAACAACAACTTGCACTATCGACCCAGTTACTTTCTTGGTAACTGCAACTGGTGGCGCATACAAATCACCAGCCGTAGCAATGGCAACAGGTGATTATGGTTGGTTTGGCGCAGCTTCTGTTTAATAGGTTATCCCTTTTAAATTGAAAATGTAGTAAAACTGGGACTCTCTCATAAGGGGAGTCCCTTTTATTTTTTTATAACCCCCTAACCACTTAGGAGCATTAAAAATGGCAATAGAGTCCGATATTCAAGGCGCAGATTCACGACTAGCAGTCCAATTCTATAAAAAAAGCGTTAAGCAAGACATTGCTTCAGACGAAGCTGGTAGACCGATTTTTAAAGAATTCGATTTTGTACGCATTATGATTCCTGGCGACAATTTGACAGAAATTGACACATACGCACAAGAGTCCCATAAGCAGCGTTTTCCTCGTCAATGGGCGCATTATCAGAACCAAGTCTCAAATCACCAAGACATTATTGGTACACCATTAGACCAATGGCCTCAAGTTACTCGTAGCCAAGCTGACGAATTGCGTGGGCTTAAATTCCACACAGTAGAGTCTATTGCAGACTGTTCTGACCAGCAATTACAGCGTATTGGCATGGTAGCTGGTATGTCACCCCATAATTTCCGCCTAAAAGCCAAGGCTTTTTTGAATTTAGCCAATGATTCCGCAGAAGTTGCTAACAGAGAAGCAGAATTAGCACAAGTAAAAGAGGAAAATGCTAAAATCAAGGCAGAAACAGATGCGAAGCTGGCTGCTATGCAAGAGCAGATGTCAGCGCTACTTGCGGCTGTTGCGGAAAAGACTCCCAAAAACCGTAAACCGAAAGTAGTAGAGGCCTAATATGTCCCAAACGATGTTGCAACTTGTACAACAAACAGCAGCAGAGCTTAACTTAGCTGTTCCTAGTTATGTTGTTGGTAATAATTCACAAGATGTCCAGCAAATTCTGGCACTTATGAATGGTTCTGGCTATGAATTACTCAAAGAGTATGACTGGCAAGCCCTACAAGTGCAATATCGTTTCTATACTAAGTCTTTAACCGCCAATGCCACAACTGTCAATGGTTCATATAATTTGACTTTTGCGGCTGGTACAGATTTAAGCAATGTTACAAGCCAATGGCAGTTATCTGGCTATAACATTCCGCAAGATACTTATGTAGTAAGCGTCAATAACAGCACTAAAGTCGTTGTTATGAGCCAAATGGCTACAGGAAATGGCATACAGTCAGTCGTATGCGCTCAGACTGCTTATGACCTTCCTGATGACTTTGAAACGATTACAGACCGCACTCAATGGGACAAGTCTAAGCATTGGGAGATGTTAGGGCCTGAAGATGCACAGCAATGGCAATGGTTAAAATCTGGTTATATTTCTACTGGCCCACGAGTACGCTGGCGTATTCTTGACAACCAATTCCAAATTTGGCCGATTATGAATACTAATGAGTATTTAGGCTGGGAATATAGGTCAAAGGGCTGGGCAAGAGGCGCAGACGGAAGCATTAAAAATAGCTTTACTGCCGACTCTGACACAACTGTATTAGATGACCGTATTATGGTTTTGGCTACCAAATTAAAGTATTTCCAAGTAAAGTCTTTTGACACAACTGCTTTAATGCAAGACTATCAGCGTTATTTAACGATTGCTAAAGCTAATGACAAAGGCGCACCTAACCTGTCATTCTCTCCGCAAGCAAGCAGAGTCCTTATTGGCTACGCTAATATCCCTGATACTGGCTATGGAAGCTAATTATGTTATTAGGTCAACCTAAGAAGTTTACAGCCACAACAGCTTCAGTACCTGCTCCTATTGGAGGTTGGAATACTAGGGATTCGCTGGCGCAAATGGCTCCAACGGATGCCGTTCAGCTAGTAAATTTCTTTCCTACGCCTACTGATGTCAGCTTACGCAAAGGCTATACCGTTGTTTCTACAGGAATTACAGGAAAAGTTAATTCTTTAATGAATTACAACAAGCAAACAGGTGGTTATAACTTGTTTGCTGCGGCTGGCACAAAGATTTATGACGCTAAAAATAATCCTGCAACCCAAGTGTTTTCAGGTATTACTAGCGATAAATTTGTCCATGTTGCAATCACTAATACTTCTGGTAACTATTTAGTTGCTTGTAATGGTGTTGACCCTACCCTTATTTATGATGGTAGTAATTGGTTTAAGGTAGCAACAACTACAACTGCTCAAACAATTAGCACAATTACCCATGTGACTACAACGGCAACCTTAACAACTGCCGCACCACATGGCTTAATTACTGGTAATCGTGTCACTATTTCAGGTGCTTCTCCTGCTCAATATAACGGCACTTATGTCATTACTGTAACTGGCGCAAGCACATTTACTTATGTAATGGCTTCTAGTCCTGCAACAAATGCTATTGTTACAGGTTCATATACAACTATTGGCATTACTGGCGTAGACTCAAGTCGTTTTGCCAATGTCAACTTATTTAAAAATCGTCTTTATTTCACCGAAAAAGATAGTTTAACTTGTTGGTATTTAGATGTTAATTCTATTGGCGGTGTAGCTCAACCACTTTATTTTGGTGGAATTGCTCGTAATGGTGGCTATTTGCAAGCAATGGGTACATGGACACTTGACGCTGGTCAAGGTGCTGACGACTATGCTGTGTTTGTTACCAGTATGGGCGAGGTTATTGTTTATAACGGTACAGACCCTAATACTGCGGCAACTTGGGCATTAAAAGGTGTATGGCAATTAGGCCAAACCTTTGCAAGAAAATGTTTCTTTAAATGGTCAGGCGACCTTCTATTGCTTACCCAAGACGGTCTTGTACCTTTGGCTTCTGCATTGCAGTCTAGCCGCCTAGACCCTCGTGTAAACCTTACAGACAAGATTTTTTATTCTGTTTCTATAGCAGCAACCAATTATTACGCTAATTTTGGCTGGCAAATTAATTATTTTGCTTCCGAAAATATGCTTATTCTTAACATTCCTGTTACTGATGGTACAGAACAATATGTAATGCACACCATTACAAAGTCTTGGGCTAGATTTACAGGAATAGACACAACTTGCTGGGAAGTTTCAGGCGACAACGATATGCACTTTGGCGGCAATGGTGTTGTGTGTACTTTTTATACCGCCTTGTCAGACAATGGTAGCAATATTAGCGCCTTTGCACAACAAGCATATAGCTATTTTGATTCCCCAGGACAACAAAAACGCTTTACTTTAGTACGCCCTATTCTTCAATCTGATGGTGGAATACCTAGCTTTTTAACAGGTATTGCCGTAGATTTTGACACCCAATTTAACTTGGGGTCTATTTCATTTAATCCCACTACTTCTTCTGTAGGTAAATGGGATTCGGCTATTTGGGATAGCGCAGCTTGGAATTGGGGTAGTGGCACACTTATTACTACTAAACAATGGCAAGGTGTTACAGGTATTGGTTTCTCGGCTTCTATGGCGATTCAGGTGGTTTCTCAAGGGATTGACTTGCATTGGGCTTCTACCGATTATGTAATGGAAAAAGGGGGTGTCCTCTGATATTGCTTAACCAGCAAAGTCTTAAGGATTGGGCAATTAAACATAAAATGCCTACTCCGCAAGATGCACATTATCTAGGACAAGTATTAGACGGACAGATTAGAGCAGTAGTTGTATATTGTGGTTTTTTTGGTAAATCCTGCTGTATTCATGTGGGGTCGGAAGGGCAGCATTGGGCAACTAAAGACTTTCTTAAAAAGGTTTTTGATTACCCATTTAACACCTTGAAATTAAAGGTTATAATTGGCACAGTTGCAGGGAGCAATACAAAAGCCCTAAGACTAGACCGACACCTTGGTTTTAAAGATGTTGCCACTATTCCTGACGCACATAATGATGGGGATTTGGTCATTTTAGAAATGCGCCCAGAATATTGTAAATGGGTATGAGGAGAAGGTAATGGGAGCTGGTTCAACATTTTCGCAAGGTGCTAATACAAATACGGCTAATCCGTATGCTGGTACTACAAGCCCTTATTTTGGCGCTGCACAAGCACAAACATTGGGTAATTTAGCTGGCGCACAACAAGCCGTTCAAGCTAATCGTGTAAATCAAAATACTCCTTACGGAAGCTTAAATTATACGCAATCTACTGACGCTAATGGCAACCCTGTTTGGGCTGCAAATCAAACAGGAACAGACCAAACTAATCAATTAGTTAATTCTTCATTAAATAGTTTGCAACAGAGTATTAATACTCCTGCTTATGGTATTAATCCTGGTCAAACTTATAGCGATGCCATTATGCAACGCTTACAGCCACAAATTGCACAGTCTGACGAACAGCAAACTGCTACTTTGGCTAATCAAGGTATTGTGCCTGGCACAGTCGCTTATGACAATGCTATGCGAACATATAATCAAGGTAAAAATGATTTGCTTACTTCCGCACAAATTAATGGCATTAATACTGGTTTGCAAGCACAACAATTACAAAATACACAAGCTGCCAACATTAAAAACTTGGCAACTCCTAATTATATTAATGCGCCTACTCAAGCTACAGTTGCTGGCCCTGATTACACAGGCGCTTTGGCTACTCAAACCAATGCTAATATTGCAGCGCAAAATGCTGCATTAGGACAAGCGACAAATAATACTGCTGGTCTTTATGGTCTTGGTTCTGCTGGTATATTGGGTCTTGCTGCTAACCCTGGTGCTTTATCTAGCATAGGTAACGGCATTTCTTCTGCATATAACTGGCTAACTAGCTAATATGTTAAAGAGTAAACATTCTGGTTGGACTTGGGATTTAAAGCGCACCCCTTTTGGTGGTGGTGGCGGTGATATATTTCAATCCGTTGGCAATACTTTAGCTTCTATTGACCCAGGCCCTGCTATTGGTCAAGCTGGCGCTTCTATAGACCAAGCCGTAAACAATGCCATTCCTGGCGGATGGATAACAGTTGCTGGTTTGGCTGCTGGTGGTGCTGCTTTAGCTTATGCCCCTGAAGTTATGGCTTTGGCTTCTGCCGAAGGAATTACCCCTGAAGCCGCCGCTATTGCAACTGGAACAGCACCTATTGATGTAGCTACTGGTGCTACTGTACCACTTGACACATTGGCAACTTCAACTGCTGGCGCTGACTCTGTTCTTGCTGCGCCTGATGTAGCAGTAAATTTAGGCGGCTCAACTAGTGGCACATTTGGCTCATTAAGCCCTGCTTTGCCTTCTGCTGGTTCAGTAGGTGGCGCTGGCGCTGGATTATCAGCAGAATTAGCACCTGGTACAGTATTGGGAACAGGATTGCCTGGTGGTGGTTCTATTGGTGCAAGCTATGCTGTTGGCGCTAATGGACTTCCAGCAACAGACTTTTTTGGAAATTACATTCCAGCTTCTTCAATTAATACTGGTGGCGTACCTAATACTATTGCTGGCACAACTGGCACAACTACAAATACAGATTTATTAAAGTTATTGCGTCAAGGCGCTGGCTCTGGATTGTCTAGCTCATTAGGAAAGTTGGCGGCTGGTGCAAACCCAAGCGGTACAGCTTTAACCGCAGCAGTAAGAGGTAATCAAAACCCATTTGTTATGACACAAAACTTACCAATTCAAGATACAAAACAAGCTCAATTAGCTAAATTATTACAGCAGGGATAATCATGGCAGACCTTACAACACCAAATTTAACTGAGCAACAAATTTTAGGGCAAGACCCTGAAGTATTGGGTTTGCAATATAAGCGCCAATTAGCCAATTTATTGACAGGACAAGCTTTTAATCAGCCACAAGGTCAAATGATTAGTGGTCATTATGTTAAGCCCTCTACATTGCAACAAATTTTGCCAATGATTAATGCTGCTGTTGGTGGAATAACTAGCGCTAATTTAGATACAGAGCAACAAAAAATTGCACAAAGATTGCGTCAACAAGGCGTTGAAGAATCTCAAAATATTATGCAAGCTCTTAAAGGCACTCCAGCAAAAATGTATGAACAACAAGCTGGGCCTACTCCTAATGGTGGAAATATTGCGCCACAAATTCAAACTCCTGCTCAACCTGGTAGTCGTGAAGCTGCTTATGCACAAGCATTAAGAGGTGTAACTCCTGTTTCTCAAGGAATGATTCCTATTTTGCAAAAACAATTAATGCAAGAACCTAAATGGGAAAAAGTAGAAATTCCTGATGCAAAAGGAGTAATTCAAGTTGGTGTTATGGATATGAACGCACCAAATCCATTAACTACATTCCAAGTGGGTGGCAAAAAGCCTGAAATGTCTGCTTATGAAAGAATAAGTTTAGGTATGCGTGGCGCTGAATTGCGTGACCAAGGAATACCTGGTTATGGCGCACCTAGCGCTCCATCGCAAACAATAAATCAAGGCTCTCCAATATTGACAAAGCCAAATGTTTCATTAGCGCCTAATGCTCCTGATTATGCTCAAAGCACATTAACAATGCCAACTCAATCTGCTGGAAAACAACCAGTTTTTGAAATGCCACAACCTCCTGCTGGATTATCGCCAAAACAAAATAGAGAATGGCTTGCAAAAGCTGCTGAACCATTAACAGGAGAGCCAGCTAAAAAAGTTTCAGGAGCTATTAACTATCAACAATCATTAGACAATTATAAAAACTTAATTTCTAATTTTAGTGTTGCTGATATGGCAAATCCACAAAAAAGAGCTTTATTAAGTGAAGCATACAATACTGTTACTTTAACAGGTAAAGAAGCATTTAATCTTGGTGTCCTTAATGGTGGCGATGAAAGAATTTTAAGTGGTTTACAGCCTAATTTTAATAATCCTTCATCATTGTTGGTAACACAAAAAACTGCACAACAAATAGCTAATAATCAAAAAAATTATGCGGCTAATGTAATTAACAATGAATACAAAGTTCATCAAAAAATTGTGCCTCAAAATTTGCGTGAATTTGTTACCATAACAGAACAAGATGCTGTTTCTACACCAAAAGCTCCACCTGTAAACCCAGCATATAAAGCACCTATTGTTGAAAAAGGACAATGGGGAATTATTAAAGTTGTTCCTGGAAATACACAATAATGGCAGAATATACTGTACAAGCTCCTGATGGTAATACCATTGTCTTAACTGGGCCAGAAGGCGCTAGTCAGGCAGATGTTATTGCACAAGCACAAAAACTATATAAACCACAAACTCAATTTGCTGAAACTGCTGGTGGCGCTGCTTTGGGTAGACCAACTCGCAATGTTGCTCAAATATCGCCTGAAATTCGCCCCTTAGAATCAGCCCTTACAGGAGCTGGAAAAGCTATTATTACAGACCCTGCATTAGGTATTGCACAATTATTAAGTGGTGGAAAAATAGGAAGTCAAGCAGCGCAAAGATATGCTGAAGAAGCTAAACCTTATCAAGAAGCTAACCCAGGTTCTTATTTAACAGGTCAAGTTTTTGGTTCTGTAGCTCCTGCTGCTGGCATGGTAAAAGGAGTTGGAATGATTCCTTCTTTTGCTAAAGCTGAAGGAGCTATTGCAGAAGCTATGCCAAAAGCAGCAAAATATGTGACTCCCTTGTTGCAAGGAATTGGGTATGGTGCAGCGCAAGGCGCTATTGCTCCACAAGAACAAGGATTAACTGGCAAAGACTATTATAAAGAACAAGCAAAAAATATTGGCATAAGCGGTGGTTTAGGTGCTATTCCAGGGGTTGCTTCTGCTGGTAGTCAATTAGCTAAAGCATTAATTACAAAAGGAGCTGGAATTTCTACAGGAGCAGGTTCTCAAGCAATTGAACAAGCTTTTCAAGCAGGTAAAACTGCAAATCCTGAATTTCTTGCAAATATGCGTGGCGAAGCACCAATGGAAAATGTGCTTAATGCAGCTAAAGCAAATTTATCTGATATGCGTCAAGCAAAAAATACAGCTTATCGGTCAGGAATGGAAGATATTAGCGCAGATAAAACCATATTAAGTTTTGCTGATATTGATGCTAAATTAAAAGAAGCAGCAAATATTGGTTCATTTAAAGGTGAAACAACTAATCCTAATGCTATTAAAGCATTGGAAGATATTAAAAAATCTGTTAATCGTTGGAAAAAATTAGACCCTGCTGAATATCACACTCCAGAAGGTATGGATGCTTTAAAACAACGAATTGGCGCTATTTTAGAGGATATTCCATATAATACTAAAGCTAGAAATGTTGCTGATGATATATATCATTCTGTAAAAGAAACTATTAATGCACAAGCACCTGTTTATAGCAATGTAATGAAAGATTATAGCGAAAGTGCTGAGTTAATTCGTGAAATTGAAAGGTCTTTAAGTTTAGGTAAAAAATCTTCTGTGGCTACAGGACTTAATAAACTTCAATCTTTAATGAGAAATAATGTCAACGCTAATTATGGTTATCGCCAAGAATTAGCAAATGAATTAATGAACCAAGGTGGTCGCAATTTAATGCCAGCTTTGGCTGGTCAAGCTTTAAATTCTTGGACTCCAAGAGGTATTGTTGGTCAAGGATTGGATGTTGGTGCTGGTTTAGGCGCTATTTTAAGTGGTGGCGCACATTTACCAGGTTTAGCCGCAACCGCAGCAGCAACAAGTCCTCGTTTAGTGGGAGAAACCGCTTATAAAGTAGGTCAATTAGCAAGTAAAATACCTACTGCAAATATGACTAATGAACAAAAGCGCTTGGCGCAATTATTAATGATTAAAGCAGCGCAAGAAGGAGTTAAATAATGAGTAGAAACGGAAGCGGTACATATACCCTACCTGCTGGTAATCCAGTAGTAACAGGCACAACTATTAGCTCTGTATGGGCTAACAGTACTTTGTCTGACATTGCTAATGCTTTGACTAATTCCGTGGCAGCAGATGGTCAAACACCTATGACAGGCGCACTCAATATGGCAACAAACGACATTAATAATGTTGGTACACTAACAGCCTTAACAGGCATCTTTGGCGGAGCATTTTAATTATGGCAGCTACAGGCTACACACCCATTTCCCTTTACTATTCTTCTACGACTGGTAATACTCCTACTGCTGGCAATCTTGTTGCTGGTGAATTAGCTATTAATACCGCAGACGGAAAACTTTTCTATAAAGATTCAAGCGGTGTAGTACAGATTATTGCATCTAAAACTGGAGTTGCGGCTGGTTCAAATACACAAGTTCAATATAACTCTAGCGGTTCTTTTGCTGGTTCTGCCAATATGACCTTTAACGGCACTAGCTTAACATTAGCTAATGATGCTTCTATATCAGGTCTTACTGTTGGTAAGGGTGGTGGTAGTTTAGGGACAAATACAGCTTTTGGAGTAAGTGCTTTAGCTGGTGCAAATAGCACAACAGGACAAAATACTGCTATTGGCTACAATTCTTTAACAACAAATACAACTGGTTATCGTTCTGTTGCTGTTGGATATGGAACATTACAATCACAAACAAGTGGTTATCAAAATAATGCAATTGGTTGGAACGCTAGCAATTTATTAACCACTGGTATTTTTAATGATGCTTTAGGATATCAAACATTACAATCAAATAATGGCTCATATAATGTGGGGATTGGTGGACAAGCACTTTATTCAAACACCACCGCATCTCGCAACACCGCAGTAGGCTATCAAGCTGGATATGCCAATACTACAGGACATATTACCGCTTTAGGCTCTTATGCTTTGCAAAATAATACTACTGGCAACAATAATGTGGGTATTGGTGGAAATGATGAAGTATATGGCGCTGCATTGCAAAGCAATACAACTGGTAATAGCAATGTGGCTGTTGGTGGAGCTGCACTATCTTCAAGTACCACAGCATCTAATAACACAGCAGCAGGTTATCAAGCTCTTTATACAACCACAACTTCTGGAAATACGGCTTTTGGGTATCAGTGTTTATATTCACAATCATCTGGTGGCTCAAATGTGGCTATGGGTTATCAAGCTGGATATAATTTAACAACAGGTAACTTAAGCACTTTTGTTGGCTATGCAGCAGGTAATTCAACTACTGGTGGTTCTGGTAACACGATGATTGGAACACTAGCTCAACCTAGCTCTGGTAGTGGAAACTATCAAGTTGTTGTTACTGCTAACGGTGGTAGCAATGTGTTTGGTAAAGGCGATTCAACTGGTTTTATAAACCCTAATGGTGGTGGTGTATATCAAGGTAATAATTCTGCTACATGGTCAATTACTTCTGATGTAAGACTCAAAAAGAATATTGTTGACAACACAGTAGGTCTTTCTGCAATCAATGCAATTCAAGTGCGTAACTTTGAATACCGCACCGCAGATGAAGTAACTGATTTGCCAAAAGAATCTGCTATTGATATTAAAGGTGTCCAACTTGGCGCAATAGCCCAAGAACTTAAAGAAATACTACCTGATTGCGTTAAAGAAGAATCCACAGGCGTTATGTCAGTAGATACAACCAATTTAACTTGGTACTTGATTAACGCAGTAAAAGAACTAAACGCTAAAGTAACTGCCTTAGAGGCGCAATTAGGAAATAAATAATGGAATTAACTAAAGAACAACAAGTAGCACAAGACTATAAAGCAGCTATGGATAGCGTAAACCTACTTAACGCTGGCAAACCTGAATACATGACTGATGAAGATTGGGCAGATACAGTTAAGCGTAATAAAGAACACCTTGAAATTCAAATCGCTAAAGGTGCTGAGTATTATGGCGAACATGATTTAACCCCATTTGAAAACGCAATAAAATAAGTTTTTTAACCTAAAGGAAATAACATGGAAAACATAAAGAAAAACCAAGTTACTATTGACGATGTAGAGTACGCATTTGAAGATATGACACCAGAGCAACAAGCTATGGTTAATCATTTAATTGATTTAGACCGCAAAATTGGTTCTTCACAATTTAATCTTGACCAGCTTAATGTTGGCAAACAAGCATTTTTGTCTATGCTTAAAGAGTCTTTGGCTAAAGTAGAAAAAGCTAATGTAGAGGTGGTGCAATGAACTTCACTTTCACATGGATTTTAGACAAGTTTGGCTTTCAACCTAAAATTGAAACCTTTGACTTTCCTGTTAAAAAACCTGCTGCTAAAAAAGTAGCAAAGAAATCGGTTAAAATCCCTAAAGCGACTACTCGCAAACCTAAAACTAAGTGAGTGAGTTATGTCTTTTGAAATCGACCCTGTACGCTACGGTCAGCTTTGGGAAAAAGTTGACCATTTAAACGCTAAAGTAGACAAGCTAGAAGAAGGTATGGAAGAACTTTTAGCATTGGCTAATAAAGGCAGGGGTGGTTTCTGGGCTGGCATGGCAGTCGTGTCAGCTTTTTCCACTTTCATTGGTTTTGTAAGCCATTACATTACTAATAAATAATGGACACGCTAGACATATTGGCTAAAATTTGGCCTCTATTGTTAGCGTTTGTTTCGCTAGTTATAGTCTTGGCTAAAACAGACAATAGAGTTGCTGTTTTGGAAGAAAAAGTAAAAGTTTTGTTTGATTTATGGAATAAGAAACATGATTAAATCACGCACAATGTGGTTCTCATTTTTGCTTGTTATTTTTGGCGCATTATTTGACAACTTTTCCTATGTACAAAGTCTTATTGACCCTAGATACTATGGTTTTGGCTATATTATTATTGGGATTATTGTTGCTATATTGCGCTTTATAACCACACAGCCATTAGAGGAAAAATGATTGATTATTGGAAAATTGGCATTGCTGGTTTGCTTTTACTTGGGGCTTTTGCTACTGGTTGGGGTGTACGCAATCGTGATTACCAAGATTATAAAAAAGAAGTCAGTAACGCTGCCAAGGCCCAAGAAGAAAAAGTTAAATCCATTCGGTCACAGCAGGAACTCGTAAATAAAGGTATACAAGATGAATATGAAGCTAAATTGTCTGCTGTTCGTAACTATTACAAGTCTACAAGCGTGTGGAACAACCCCAATTCCAGCAGCGTGTCCAGCATTTCCGCAGCCCCCAGCGCAACTGATGTTATTGCCTCCTACAACAAACTTGCTGGACTCTGTGCTGAAACCACAGTCCAAACAATAGCATTGCAAGACTGGATTAAGGAACAGGCTGGCATTAAATGACTAAAGAAAAGTTAAGCTCCTATGTTACCCTCATGGCTACTGCCACTCTTACTATTATTCTTTTGTCTATGGTTGGGGTGCTACTTATTGGTCTTTTCAATCCTGGCATAGACAATACTAAAATCTTTGAAGCCATTACTCCTGCATTTCAAACCATTGTAGGTGGCTTTATTGGGCTAATTACAGGCATTAAAGTAGGCACAAATGGAGAATAATTTTAAAGAGTGTTTAGACTTAGTATTAAAGTCTGAAGGTGGCTGGGTAAACAATCCTGCTGACCCTGGCGGAGAAACCAATTTAGGCGTTACTAAGAATGTTTGGGAAGAATATGTAGGTCATCCTGTGACTACAATGAAAAACATCACACTAGCCGATGTAGCACCTATGTATGAACAGAAATATTGGAGGCCTTGCTATGGGGAAGTATTACCTAGGGGACTCGACTTTGTTGTATTTTCAATGGGAGTTAACGCAGGGCCAGGTAGAAGCATTAAATTGCTTCAATCAGCTATTGGATGTGTACCTGACGGAGTTATTGGCCCAGCAACAAAAAGCCTTATTTCCGCCAGTAATTGTGCAACTCTTATCAATAAATTCTCAGAAGCTAGGCGAGAGTATTACAAGTCATTGAAAACATTTCCTATTTTCGGAAAAGGTTGGCTTGCTCGTGTAGACCACGAAGAAGCACAAGCCCTTAATATGGCTAAAAACGGCTAGTAAACCATACCAATAAACCAATAGCAGTAAGACATCCTAAAATAGCCCATACATAGTCGTATTCGGCTTTTTCAGGCATCTCTATACCTGTGGCATAACTAGCGTCTTTAAACGCCTCAGAAGCTGTTTTATAGCTTTTACCAACCATTCCGAATGACCGTGTACTCATTTCTTCCCCTTTTTAGTTTCTTTCTTTTTTTGGTCAATATATTGACGCAAAATACTTAAAATTCCAGCTTCAACCAATACTCCTAGACCTTCAGCGTCAAAATGCACTAATGCGTCTGCTGACCCATCTTCATGCTCTTTAACTATTTCTATTTGAATATTCAAACCAAATCCTCCAATTTAATACCTCGTTTTTTCAACTCTTTAAGCACTTTTCTTAAAGCTCTTTCTATAATTTCTGTTACTGCTTGGTGGCTTATGCCTTCAATTCTGGCTATTTCACGCAAAGTCATGGGTTCTTGCATACCGACTCCTAAAATAATTGCATTTGTTCTTTTATTTTTAATGCTACAAGGTAATTTTTTAAGTCCTTGTCATCTTCATAAAATATTTTAGTGAATAACTGAGTTGTCGGCATACGGACTGTGTAGTCCTCAAAAGAACCATAACGCACAAAATAAGCAAACGCTCTGCAAGCCATTTCTTCTTCCTCGCACTTATACTTCATATCGCACTTGTCGCAAGGACATTGTTCTGTTTTATTCATAGTCCCCTTAAATAAAAAATATCAGGTCAAAGTCTTTTTAGTCTGAAATCTCCACGAGCCATAGAGCTGAATAGTGTCGGTGACCTGATGTAACTAATTTATGCGTATTTTTTTGCTTTTGGTATTAGAAAAAACCCTAATGTTGTATTTTTACAATATATATTTTGTATATACAGGGCTGTATTCGGCAGTTGCTAACAATGGGTCAGAAAGCCGCAAAATTACCCAATTACTGCATCCTACATTGGCGGCTTAACGCCCTAAATAGGGTGGCCTACTCGTTTCTTTACACTTTCAGCCATTGTAAGGTGAGGCAGCAGAACACTCCGTGATGTGTGGTCTGGAAAGGGGAAATCCAGTCTGCCGCCTCGTAGTTAGTTTAACCCAGTTTTAAGCTTGTATATTTTGAGTAACGCTAGAAACATCTCATAGCCATCTCTAAGTGCTTGTTCGGTATGCTCGTAAATAGCGACTTCATTCGTTTCGCCATTAATGTACACATTGGCACACCTAGCCGTAGGCGCTAAAACCTCTCTATAAGCCGCAAGCTGTAGTGTATGCTCTAGGTAGGGTGTTATTTCACCAGGGCTTTTTTCTGTCGTCTTAAAGTCAATTACTACCCCAGAAAAGTCATGGCGTGGCTTACAGTACAAATCGCACTTTCCGCCATAGCCTTCTTGAGCATTAACTAATGACTGCTCTGGAATCCATAGTTGCGCCCCAAAATGGGCTGTTATAGCCTCATCTACCGCACGGACATACTTAGGCATCTCTGGCAGGTAATCTTGGGCATAAAAGCTCTCTATAAAGTCATGTATAAGAGTGCCTCTTTCAGCCGCTTCTTTAGACTTGCGTTTAGCAAGGTCTAATATTCTTTCAACCCATTCTTTTTCGCCTTCTCCAGGTAGTCTTGGAAACTCGGTTGCTGCGTAGAGGACTTGGGTTTGTTTCCATGTGTCCAATCCTGCTTTGGACAACTGGGCGTTAATAGTGCTGACACTTGGTACAAGCGTACCAGGCGCAGCTTTTGCATCTCTAAGTGTAGTTGAGCGCTCTTTTCCATTTTTTCCAATGGTTGTATAGCGTGGCGCTCCTGTGACGGCATCATACCAATGCTCTGACATAAATTTTCCCCTTTAATATACATTTAAACATACATTTAATTAAGTAATTCTAATATAGCTTCACGGTCTACAGCATTTATACAACAATCCGCACAAGTGCGAATAACATCTTGCAAAACAGCAGCTAAGTCATTGACCTCAAATGCTATTAGCTGTCTTTCTTCATCCACTCCAAATGGTTCAGTAGAAACAATGGCTTTATCGCCAATAACATCTCGTATATGACTTAGCATTTTATTCTCCTAGAAAGGTAAATCGCTATCTTCAATCGTATGTCGTGGCAATTCGTCAGCACCTCTAGGGGTAAACCCTACTGGTTCTTTAACTTTGCCAATAGATACGCTAAAAAACTTGCCTTTTTTGCCTTCTTTAACCCACGCAGAAAGGTAATGTTCACGGTTATTGACCATAATGCTGCCTGTATAGTCTGGGTGAGTTTCAGTCGTTTTGCGGTCATTTTTAAATAAACTTCCAGAGCCTTCTTTTGGTACATAAGCCATGATTAAATTTCCTTTGCTTTTACTACTGGTTTAGGTGA